TTAGAATTGGTGATATGGAAACCGAATTATACGACGGTGAAAATCTCTTAGCAAAAATTACAGTAACACCACCTACTAACGGTAGTCTAAATTTAAGGAAAGTCGAAAAATGTCTTAGAGCGTGGTATCCTTGCTCTACATGTCCAGACTGTGTTGATATTTTTCAAGGCGGACAACAAGATTCAACAATTACATATGAATCATATGATGCAAATGTAATAATTGAGGTAGATTCATACAATATTGGTGAATATTGGGAAAACTTTAGAAGTTATTTATGGGCAAACTCTGGTATCGGTTGGGACTCTTTGACTGGTGATGCTTGGAGAGAATACACTAGGGTATCTGCTCAAGGAATTCCCGATTACGAAGATTGTACAGTAGATCCAGGACAAACGGATGAAGGACGAAATAGAATGTTAGCAGTGGTGATAAACCCCGAGTTAGCATCTCCTCTTCCAGGCGACGGTGATGGCCCACCCGCTGGAGGGCCGGATCCAGCAGATGGTTGGGTAGCAGCAAGACTCCTCGGAGCTTGTAATAATTTTAGAAACTTGACAATAGATTTTAGTGAACAATATGAACTCACAGGAGTCACTCATCCGTGGGTAGCAGGTTACTCTGCTGATAGATTTTCTGTTATTTATACTGGTTCGTCTCCAGAGGATGATGATTGTAGCTTCCCACTGAACCCTGCCGCTTTCAGAACAGAATTTCTTGTCAACGTGAATCAGGGTGATGAGCCGGGAATTCCAGACGATGACACATTACCAGATGCTTTAGAAGCATTGTACAATCAGTATGATTATCTCAAGGTTTCTTTCTATGATGCAGAATATACCGAATCCCAGCCTGGAGGATCTCCACTTGGTGGTTATTATCAGTTTGGTATATCGGGTGGAAGTGCTGATATTACGGTAACAAACGTATCAACCAATAGAACCTCGAAATGGGAATGGTACGATGAAAACGGTGCAAGTTATGATGCGGAAGCGATACCAAATCTACAGTCAGGACTCACAGGCCCACTGCCTTCGTTTGAGAATGTATGGGGACCAATTTTAGCATATCCAGACGGTTACGCAGGTTCATATGTATGGGCACAAATAACTGGAGGTACATATGCAACCGACTGATAATAATTTCATGGATGGATTTGACAGTGATCAAGCATACGGCTTCATGGCCGTCAACGAAGATGAACTGAAGGAAATTTTGGGGGAGAAGGCTGGGCCTTCGACCCCAGAGGAAATTCAATCCATCAAAGAAAAACTCGATCTCATCATGCAGATGAACTCTACATGTGAAGGTGCAAATGCTGTCAAGGAACAGTATGACGAACTCCTCCGTGCAAAGATGAGTGAAGTCCAATCTCTCATCATGCCTCTTCTTTTAAATCTCAAGAAGAATGGCGACAAAGATTACATGTACTGGCCAGGGGCACAAAGAGTTGCTCAGTGTGATCTTCAGATTGAGAAGATTCTGAACGTGACTCAACCAAAATGATACATATTGTTGCCTCTTGATAGGAGAGTTACATGTCGCTACAGAGAAAGATTTATGAACAACTTGCAGGTCTAATGGAAGTCGATCTTCGGACCACCCGAGGAGACGCTCAAAGACTTCGAGACAGAGCAGAACGCGATCGACGTGAAAGAGAACGCGAACAGGCTCGACACCAAAGACAAACACAAAGAGAAGAAACCGATCTGAATGAAGATGAGATTGTTGCATATAAGGGCAGTAAAATGCTCGGTTCTGTACCATTTGAAAAATCAGAAATGAAAGATTCTGTAGAGGCTGCAAAGAATCTTTGGCCTGATGCAGATAAACTCGACATCAAATCCAAAAAGAAAACCATTAAAAGTATAAAGGTCAAATGATATGTCATTTCAAAGAAGAATCTACGAGCAAAATCTAAAAACAGAGTCACACCTCGGACCAGAATACAAATATCTTGGCAAAGATAAGAAGTTCGGTCGTGAATTCTACGAGAAGGACGGACAACTCCATGTAACAAGAGGAACAAGTAAGTTTGTTCAGAACCTCGGATCAACCTCGGTCAAGGCGAACGCAAAGATGATCAAAGGTCTTATCAAAGACCACGTTGAACTTGAAGAAGCAATCAAAGTCGGTGACACCGTTCACCTCGGTCACGGCACCAAGGGCGGAACTGGTGTGGTTGGTAAAGTCACCAAGATTCAGGGAAGTACCGTTCATATTAAGAATGACAACGGTGATACCTTCAAGGGTCCACTGAATCGTGCAACAGTTCGTGAATCAGTCGAAAACCTCGACGAACTCAAGACATCCACACTTCGTTCCTATGTCAAGAAAGCACAGGATGATAATCAAAAGCGTGCCATGAGACAGGTGGATATGTATACAACCAATCCGCTCCCAAAGAAAGAGTTCAACAAGTTACGCAAGCGTAATCGTGGTGTTGCAAGAGCAAAGGAAAGACTCGGTGAGTCACCAGAACACCTCGATGAAGTTTCACCTCCAGGCTTTGAGGGCACAGTCAAGGCCATGAAGAAGAGACACTCAGACAAGATCGACAATCCTTGGGCACTTTCATGGTGGATGAAGAACAAGGGTTACAAGTCACATAAGAAGGCCGACGGCACCGACAAGAAAGAAAAGTGATGTTAAGTTTCGAAGAGTGGAAACGAAATTATCGTGACGAATACGATAAGTATCAGGGAAGACCCGACCAGATTCTGAGAAGAGCTGGTCGGGTCCAATCTCGTAGAGATGCCGAAAAGGCAGGTATAGTTAGTAAAGGTGACGGAAAAGACATACATCACAAAAACGGCAACCCAAGAGATAAGAGATTATCGAACCTTGTGGCCATGAGTAAGTCTCGAAATCGTTCAAGAAACGTTTGACTTCAGATAAAAAATATTGTACAATATGTGAAAGGTTTTATTATGTTCGTACATCTAAATGCACCAATTCTCGAAGAACTCAAAGCAACTACAACTGACGAAGGACGAAAATACCGTCGTGAAAACGGTACAGAATATCCTTCCGTAACCACCGTGGTTGGACATGAAAAGAAGAAGTTCTTTGCAGAATGGAGACGCAAAAATCCACAAGAATCCATGCGGGTTCTTCGCAGAGGAAACTCTGTTCATAAACTCATCGAAGACTATCTCAATAACGAGAAGATCGAAAACCCCACTGGTTTATTTCTACAAATCAAGCCACTTCTCGACGAACACATCAACAACATCGTAGCACAAGAAGTCCCGTTATACAGTGATCTCCTGCGTCTGGCGGGTCGTGTGGACTGTATCGCAGAATACGATGGGCGTTTGTCAGTGATCGACTTCAAAGGTTCTACCAAGGAAAAGAGAAAGTCGGACATCAACGAATACTTCATGCAGGCAACCGCCTATTCCATCATGTGGAAGGAACTCACAGGTCAAACAATCGACCAAATCGTGATTCTGGTGTCCACGGAGGAAGGTACTACACAGACATTCATCGAAAATCCTTTGAATTATGTCTCTCTTCTAAAGCAAACAATTGATAAATACTACGAAGAGAAAGAGTACGCCAATGAAGTCATTCCAAACATTTCTGAATGAAGCAAAAAATGTGCATATGGAACACTTCGAGGATTCTATTCTGAACCTCGGTTCTGGTGGTGGTGTACAGGCGCTTGATATTGCAACATCAATCGTCGAAAAACTCACAGGACACGCACAAAGTAGAGTCAATATCACGGTCAAGTGGGACGGAGCTCCCGCTGTGTTCGCTGGTATTCACCCAGAAACAGGTAAGTTCTTTGTCGGCAGCAAAGGTGTCTTCAACAAAAATCCGAAGATCAACTACACCAATGCAGACATCGACAAGAACCACAGCAAGGCACCTGGCCTTGCGTCAAAGCTTAAGATCGCACTCAAGCACTTGAAGAAACTCGACATTCGAGACATTCTTCAAGGCGATCTCATGTTCACAGACTCAGATTTACAGGAGGTGTCAATTGATGGAGAAGAATATCTAACATTTCAGCCCAATACCATCATGTATGCCGTCCCTGTAAACTCTGACCTAGCGAAAAAGATTCGATCGGCGAAAATGGGCATAGTTTTCCACACGGTATACAAAGGCTCGACAATTCAAGACCTGAAAGCATCCTTCAACCCACGGGTTAAATCCCTGAAAAAGACTAGGGATGTCTGGTTTACGGATGCCGACTTCAAGGATGTCTCTGGATCAGCGACATTCACAAAACAAGAAACAAAACAAATTAATAGGCGTATTGGGCAACTCAGGACAAAATTGAGCAGGGTAAGCTCATTCCTTGACAACTTCGTCAAGAACGACAAAATAATTGCAGAACTTAAAATCTATAGCAACGCACAAGTAAGGCAGGGAGCTTTACTTGGGACTGCGGAGGAGTTCACAACTTATTTGAACGACAAGATGCAGTCCGCTATAGATAGTCTCAAAACAGAGAATGCGAAGAAGAGAAGAAGGGCAGACGCTGACAAGCTCATCTCATACCTTAAGAAGAATAGAGCTAATATAAACAAAATATTCGACCTCTATCGCAAACTCTCTGATTTGAAGACTGATATTGTCAGAAAACTCGAAAAGGTGAAAGATATTGGAACGTTTGTTCAGACTGGTAATGGTTATCGAGTGACCGCCCCTGAAGGTTTCGTTGCAGTCGATAGAATCAATAAAGGTTCAACACTAAAACTTGTAGACCGACTAGAATTCTCCCGACAGAATTTCACAGCTGTCAAGAACTGGGGTTGAAGAGAGAGGGTTTACCCTCTCTTTTTTTATAAATATGACATAGGAGATTTTTATGTCTAAGTCTATTGTAGTGACATTTGGAAGATTAAATCCGCCGACTTCAGGCCACGAACAACTCGTCAATACAGTTATCAAAGTAGCGAAGGCCTATCGTGGTGCAGAGCATCGTATCTACACCTCGATGTCCAGAGACAACAACAAAAACCCCCTTCCGTATGCAAAGAAAATCAAGTTTCTTCGGAAGGGATTTCCTTATGCGAATATCATCGAAGACACTGACGCCATTACCATCTTTCATGTCATGAAGAAACTCAGTGATGACGGATACAAGAAAGTTATTCTCGTAGTTGGTTCCGATCGAGTCAAAGAATTCGATCGTGGCATTCGTCGATATATCAATCACTCAGATAAAAGCAAAGCATACTACTTCGATGAGTTCAAGGTGGTGAGTGCAGGTGAAAGAGATCCAGACGCGGACGATGTATCGGGAATGAGTGCATCAAAGATGCGTGGTTTCGTAAGAGACAACGATCTTGAGTCATTTCTCAAGGGCACACCATCTCGTATGCCAAAAAGAGACAGAATCTCGATGTTCAATAATCTCAAGAGACACATGAACATCAAAGAAGATATTGAATTTGATTTTGAAGAGAACGCAGAAAACATCTATGAAATGAATCTTCAGCAGAGACGCAAGAGATCACTCGCAGCGAGAAGAACTGCAAAGAAAAGAGCGAGGGCTCGAAAGAGAAAGAAAAAGTTAATGAAAGACTTACCTCGTCTGAAGAAAATGGCACAGAAAGCCGCAAGAAATAAAATTCGAAAAAGAATCATCAAAGACAGGGATTGGAACTCATTGTCTTTTGCGGAAAGAGAAAGAGTCGAAAAACTCATCAACAAGAAAAAAGCCTTGCTGAAGAAACTTGCGTTCCGACTTATGCCTCAAATGCGTAAGAAAGAAATCGAAAGAGTAAGACGAGCGAGAGGACAAGCAAACGAATCCTATACATACTATGAGGAACATGGCGCAGGAGAAGAAGGAACAAAGAAACTTCTGCGTAAATATAAAAAGGATACACCCAATGAGCGACCTGAATGACCCAAGATATCGTAATGTTGCCAATGACATCGCAAAGATCATCGGACAGAGAGTTGGAACCGAGATCAGTAACGATATGCAGATGGCTGCCGTGAAAGCGGGACAGGCTGCAAGAGAGGCAAGAACTCTCGAAGACCGTAACAAAATTCTTAACCAACATCTCATGGACGCTTCAGGCGGACAGATGATGAACACAGGACAAGCAAACACATTCTTCGACGCCGCGATGAGGGCGATGAACGACCAAGGGGGATCACACGAATGAAGCGTTTCAAAGAGCTCACAGAACAACTCGCAGAAGACTACGGTGCAATTTACACATATGGATCAGACCTCGACTCACTCGGTTCTGGTTCCTATGGTGTTCATAACATCGGACACCCAGAGTCACTTGAGAAGATCAATCAATTCGTTGAGAACTTCACCAAGAAACTCTACTTCGATCCAAACCAGGCAGTTATTGAACTTCGTGCGAAGTTGAACACTCTCGGTCTTGATTTTGATGTTACCCAACAAACAGCAAATGAAGGTGTCTATCCGCTCACAATGTTCGGTGGTTCTTTTGGTAAGAAACCAGACACTCCACACAACGAATGGCACAAGAGCGACAACATCACCGAGAAACTCGGTCACGGACTCGAACTCAATGTAGAATTTGTTCGTGTTGGTGATGGAATGTATCAGGTCGAAGCAGAGATCGTTCCAAGTGGACTTGATTACGAAGATGTAGAAGAAGCAAAGGACCACGTTGAACTCGAAGGTGATGATCTTCAAGAACTCAAGTCAGACACACTTCGTTCATATGCCTACAAAGCAAAAGGACAGGTCCAAAGTGATCTCTCGACAGGTAAGCACTCACCGAAGACCAACAAAAGAGCAAAGGGTGTTTCTGCTGCCCTCTCACGCCTAGATGCACGAAAGCAACTCAAGGGCGCACCAAAGGGTTCACAGAGATATGCCGCGTTCGGTAAACTCGCAAGAGAGGAACCAAAGAAGAAAAGTTGACAACATAAATCATGAATTTAAGTGACCCACTAAATGATGAAAATTTCATACTCTATGCGATGAAGTCTTATGACAACCCTCAGTGCGGAAGCACAGACGAGTTTTATGAAGACCTCAATCGAATAAAGTATGTAAAGAGACTCATAAAGAAATACGAGTCTCAAGGCATATTGAGAGAAAGATTATTATTGAATCATATAATCATTCTCAACAATGTGTTTGGTAAAATGTCTCCTCGTCTTATGTTCTACAGTCTTGAAGAGGAACTCCATAGTGTCTTGAAAACGTTTTTGATCTATCTTAGTTTTTTACCAGAGAGAATACCAGAAGTGGACATCATTCGAATACCAATAAACCACGAAGTTGCATCAGTATTGAGGGAAATTTAATGGGACTAGCAGGAAAAGCATTAGACATTTATATTGCATATAAGTTCATTCAGCTTCTGGTTGTTCCGTTCGATCAAACCGATGCCTACAAACTCGGTATCATTGATGACAAGGGTAAGATTCTCAAAAAGAGAAGGCAACTTTCCTCGCAAGAAGAGAAAAAGGCATATCCTTCAATTTTCTATACTCTCGTATGGAAAGTTAAGAGACTTCTAGAAAAACTTCCATTCGGAAGAAGCAAACTCGCGTCGATCGCGGCCGCGGCGTACTTTCTCAAAGAACATGTTCGGAGTCAAGGTGGTGATGCAGAAAGAGTCGAAGATATTCTTTACGGATATCTCGCTGATATTGGTTATGCAGATATGTTAGAATCAAGACACTCAACTGTCATTGAAAACGGAACTTATCTGGTCGAAGGAGATATTCTGGATCTGAACGAATACTTAGATCCAGTCGATATCGTTCTTGGATTCCCAATCTACGAAGTCAATGGAAAGGTATTTACACATGAAGACCTACAGAGAATTAACTGAAGAACTCGGTGCGAATACTGTGGGTTCTGGTAACTTCAAAGGTGTTGGGGCTCCACCAGATGATTTTCCACCTGTAAGAAAAAGAAAAAAACCAGACGACAAGTTCATGGGGTGTCCAGTCTTTAAGGTAACACCCGAAGAATATCAGAAGTGCCTCAAAGGTAAAGGCAAGTACGAAAGATATGCAGGATATCTTGGAGATGACACTTCATACGGAATCAAAGGACAAGTAAAAAAGACTGGTGCAAATAGCATCATTGTCCAGAACAGTCAAACAGGAGAGATGTCTTACCTGTTTAGGAGGTGACTATGTTCGAAGCATTGTTAGCACCAGAGTTTCTATCTCTGGTCGGAGGAAGTGCAATTGGATTTATCTTTCGTGCGATGGCTGAACGCCGCATGGCAGAACAACAGAGATTCGAGAGAACTCTCTCCCTCATCGACAAAAGATCAGAAGTGGCCGATGCCGCGGTCCAGAGAGTCAGTGTGGAAGCGGGAAAGGTGGTTCGCAGACTCATCGTCCTCTGTATTCTGTTTGGGACGATCATCGCACCATTCCTGTTACCCTTCTTTGATATTCCAATCACTGTAGAGGTCGAAGAAGTCAAACCAGCTCCTCTGGATCTCTTTGGTTTGTTTGGAACCAACACATATGTCTCATATGAATCGGTTACTGGTTATCTGTTCACTACAGAGAATCGACAGATTCTTGTGACGATTATTGGTTTCTACTTCGGTAACGCATCGGCGAAAGGAAAGTGATGAGAACATTACTCGCATCCATTATCATCGCACTGTCTGGTTGTGCGGCAGGCAATTACACTCTCAAGGGTGAAAATAATGCCGAACCAACACCAATACAAGTTCAAGAACAAGAAAAGAACATAGCGAAAGCAATCTTTCCTTGGTTCACTTGGACTGCAATCATTCTGATTTGTCTTTGGCTTCTCGTAAAAGAGCGGAAGCAGACTTTGGAAAAAACCGATTCATAATATTGCCGTTGTAATATAAACGATCGCCATTCTCCATTGTCTCGGTCAATACATTTCGTTTGATCTGAATCTCGACTTCAGAATAAGTAAGTTCTCCTTTGGTTTTACACAAGCGTAGAATCTCAAAGGAGAACTTTTCTTTTCCCATCTTCTTAATATCTTCATTGAGTTCATCACAAGAACCAGTATACTTCTTCCAGTTCGATTCCTTTACTACTCTTTTGCGATTGGTTCTACCCTTGACCTTTTTGCGAGTGTAGGAATGAAACTGTTTCTTTCCGATGTATCGTTTTCCTGTATCGACATTGGTGATTTCATAAATGAAACCAAACCATTCACCCTCGTCAAAATTATCTGGAAGACCAGTCCAATGTCCGTACATAAAAAAACCTCTCCCATATTTATGGGAGAGGCCTGGGAGTGTGGAGGTTTTATCAGTCTCTTGCGATTCGTTCTACCCGTGGGTAGTCGGGACGATCACCACGTTCTAGACGATCAAAACGGGGAGCGCGATCACCACGCATAACGTGTTCGCTACGATCCCAGAGTCCAGCGGCAGCACGGACGGTCCATGCAACACCACGGGCACTGTGAGGGACTAGGGCAAGAAGTACAAGCCAGAGTCCGAGCGAGAGTCCAAGAACTCTCTTACCGAGCCATCCCCACGGACAGCATGGCTTTGAACATGGTTCTTTTTCTTGTTTTTGCATCATTTTATAGCCTTTCTATAATCAGAAACTGAAAGTAATTACACTACGAGCAACCCACTGACCATCTTCACCACCGGCACGCCAGCCAGTGTTATCAGTGACGAAGTTCGAACCGAGATCAGTCACTGAATAACCAACGCTGTTGGTCCAAGTGACGTATTCATTGAGGTGGTAGTTACCACCGAGAGTGAGGAGATTAAGATCTCCATCATACTGACCATACTCCCACTGAGCAAATCCTTGGAAGTTGTCGAAGCACTCATAACCGAGAGTAGTAACGACTGACCAGTTGTCCCAGTCATCACCCTCGTCGTTGTTGATCCAATCAACATTAAATGCGATTGGACCGTCATGCCATGCAGCACTCACGGTGTATGAGTTCACCGAAGAGTCCGCGACCTCATTGAGAGCGTAACCAGCGGATACAGAGAAACCATCACCAAAGTGAACACGAGCATGACCGCCAACTGCGAAGTTATTGTCACCGACTCCGTAGACATCAAATCCGTTGTTGTAGAACCCACTGAGTTCGATGTCTCCGATGTTCTTGAAGACTTCGACACCCTGTCCTCGTCCCTGTCCAAAGGTGAGAGCAGTGACTGAGTAGTTGAAGGTTGTGAGTTGAGTTGGATCGTTGACGAATCCATCGTAGAACTGAGGGACGAATTGTCCGACTCGGATGTTGGCGATATCGAACATCCGAAGAGTAACAACTGCATCGAGAAGGTCAAAAGTAGAAGTCTGATCACTCCATTCTCCACTTACGAGGTATGACATTGATTCATCGGTCATGTCTCCTTCGAGAACAAGACGGGCACGGTCCACTGAGAAACCGTTCTGGGCGGGAAGTCCACCGCCGTTTGAGTATTCCCAACCAGTTTGGACGAAACCGCCTACGCGACCGAGCATCCATTGGTCGTTGAGTGATGCGCGGGTAGCGGCATCGAGTTGGACACGCTCTAGAGTGTCCATGTCCTGTGCGGCAGCAACTCCGCTGCTGAGAACACAGGTTGCAATAATAGCGTTGATCTTATTCATATGTTTTCTCCTTATGTAAGATCACTGAGTCTGTTCTGTCACTAAACGACAGTAAGTTATGAAAGTTTCCGTATCAAATCTGTTTTTCATTATATTCACTATAGGATGTACCCACTGAACATTTTCTGGGATGTAACCTTTAGATGAATCTATTCTATCTAAAGACGGTGAGTTTGACCATGAGTCTCTGCTCCAAAACTCCTCCATTGTCAAATCAACTCCAGACAACGCACATTTTCCGTTTTGTTTTTTCCACACACCATTCACATATTCAATATCAACAGTAACTTCAATATTTCTACTCTTTGCTCCGTTTAGAATCCTACTCCACAGACTAGACGGGATGTCACCAAAACCTTTCCAGTTTGGATTTTTAGATCCATTATGCCTTTTACCGTAGCATTTTGTACAACCAGTTGTTCTTCCATATATTAGATTGTGTGATGTAGTTTCAGATATTGTTCCACAACTACACTGAACCTTCCACATCGCTACGGAACCACTAGGTTTTTCTTTTGTTCTAGAATATCCCAAAACAGTCCATTCTCCATACTTTTTGTTTATTTGACTTTCGCCTTTATATAAACAAAGTTTTTTCTTTTCTTCCCAGTTCATTCGTTTCTCCAGAGAATACTTACCCTATACAGA